CAACAGCAGTACCAATACTAGCGAATACAGGTGCTAATGCTGGTAAAGCAAAAACACTACCTGTAAAAAATAAAGCTGTTATAAAAAATATTATATTTCTAATTTTCATTGCTAAATCTATATGCAGAATCAAAATCGTTAAAATCAGATATTGGCAAAATTGCTGTACCTATTTGTTCATCTACAGATGCCATTTTACTACCAATACAAATATGACATGAATCCCAATTTTCATTATGTTTAACTAATATATCGCCAAATATAGCTTTACTAGGATGGTATTCTTTCATGCCTAATTCTAAGCATCTGCCTGATATTCTTTGAGCAAATTCTTTTTGAAATTTTATTGCGCCTTTTTTTGTAGAATATTTTTGATAAATTATTTTTAGTAAATCAGTACCTAATACCTTATCAAAGTATTCAACAATAAATGTATTGCAATCATTAGTACCCCATGCAAAAGGCTCATTTAATTTTGATTCAATATAATTATTTGCTTTTGATTTATCTATCATCGTATTTCTGTTGGTAGATTTATTCTGCTTCCTGATGATCCATAATTAACTGTTGATGTAGCTTTTACAGGTCTTTCTAAAACACTATCACCACCGCCACCAAATTCTGAAGTTGTAGCACTTTCAGAAAGAGTAATTGTAAAATAATCTGTATTAGAAGCATCAACTACAGTATGTGATTTATTCAATAAACTTCTATCCAAGCCACCCACATCATCTAAACCTTCTAAGGTAATTGTGTCGCTATTTGCCAAACCATGACTTCTGTAATGTACCTTTACAGTAGCAGATGAAGCTGTAGTTTCTATTGGATTGGTTCTGATAATTTTGCTATCCAAACGAACTGCATCACTACCACCTCTTGCGGTGCTTGTTGCTGTTGTTGAAACAACAACTGTAACTGTGTTTTCTGTTATAGCTGTAACAGTATGTGCCTTGTTTATATCGGAAGCTGGTACTCCACCAACTGCTGTTGCACCTGAAATTGTAATTGAATCGCTAACAGCAATATTATGTTCTGCAAAATCTATAACCAATGATGTTGATCCTGATGTGGTTTTTAAAGGATTGGCTAGAACAATATTTTTTTGTGTAACTGCAACTGTAAGTGTATCTGTAGTTCTTGCGGTTATTTTTTGATCTAACTCAAGGATTCTACTTGCTATGCCACCAACAGATGTTGTTTCTAAATTGAAAGAAACTGCTTCATCAACTTTGGCAAAGTTATCAGCATTTACTGTAATTGAATTAGAGCCTGATGTAGTTTGTATCAATACAGGCGCAACCAATTCGTCATCAACTGTTATTTCACTACCGCCAAACTTTCCTGATTTTACAGATGTTACTGTATTTGGAACTGCAATTGTAAAACCAAAGCCATCTGAATCTATTGAAGTAATTCCATGAGTTCCAGCACCTTCTGAAAAATTGATTGCAGAACTTAAAATAAATTCACCATCATCAAATGTTTTGGATTCAAAACCATTTATCTTTACTTGTTGTCCTACAGAAAAATTAGAAGTGCTTCTGTTTGCATAATTTATGTGTATTCTTACTGAACCTGATTGCAAACTAAATGATGGATTCGTTGGTCTTATCTCTCTAAAAATACTTTTTTGCGCTGGTGAAGTATTATTGATTGGAGATGTAGCAGAACCTTGTGTTGATACACTAGAACTTCCACCACCTGATGCAGTAGCACCTGTAGTCATTCCCCAGTTCAATTCTTTTACTACTACTGAACTAAATCTAAATCCTGTGTCACCAGAGAAGAAACTTTGCTGAGATTCATTATTTGTAAATCTTGTATTGATTCTGTCAAAGTCCACAAATAATGAACTCGCTTGTACTGCTACTGTGCTTGTTCCAGCTTCTACATCTTCTTTGATTACAGGATTATTTAATCTGCCATCAAATATTAATAAAGGATCAGAAACCAAAGCATCGTTACTATCTAAAAATGCTTTGTAAATTTGAACAGTTCTGTCTAAGTAACCACCTGATAAAAACAAATTAATATATGTAGTATCAACTCCTGATAAAGAAATACTTATAGTTTCAATATTAGCTTCATTGGTTTCAACAATATCGGAAAAAGCTAAAAAACTTCCTGTTGGTGTATAGGTATTTGAATCGTAAGTTACAGGAATATAAGCATCAGATAAAAAATAACTGACATCATCAAAAGATAATTTTACTAAATGAAAAGGTTTGTTTGCAGATTTAACAATCTCTGTTTGAAATGCACCTGTACTTCCTCTATCCATCTCATTAAAACACTTCTATTAAAGTCATACTAAAACCGAATAAAGCGGTTGTATCTGTAGCAAACTGAGTAATATCTTCGGTAAAAGATACAGTAAAAGGCACTGCTGAAAAAACTATGGTTTCATCATTAGCAACTGCATTTAAAAGATTTGGTGCAAAATTTAAGGTTGCATGACTTGTACCATCTGCATCCATATCAGCAGTAGCCATATATATTTTTGAATGACCACTAAATTTAAAGAAATCACCAGCTTTTATAATGCCTGATTCTGAAGCTGTAAGACCATCTATAGTCGCTGAATTTGCACCAACTGACACCGCACCATCAACTACAGGAGATTCGCTTGTATCGCCTTGTGATGTGCTTATAACAGGTGGTACATAAGTAAAGGTTTCAAACTGACCTTGTTGCTTCATAGCAAAAGCGTAAATAGGTGCAAACTCTGTTCTTGTCATTGGTGGGAACTCCACTTCTAATGACCATCTTTGTCCACCTCTTCTTCTAACCTGTCTTTTTAAATTTTGTGTAACAGAAACCAAAGTAGGTTCAATAGATTTAATATTTACGCTACTTGCCGCTGGTGCTGTTGGGAAACTGCCGCTCATGTTACAAAACCTCTTCTACCTCGCTTATTGAATTCACTTTCTATTATGGCAGATATAGTAGGTGCATTTTCTGTGATTGCAGATAAAGTATCTTTTGAATCAAAGGCTTGAATATTGTAAGTAATATTTACAGGCATACCACCTGATCCCATGCCACCACCTAATCTATTGTTTGGTACGATTGTTCCTGTTTTGTTTGGTACAAATAATTCTGCACCAGCTTCACCAACTAAATAAGGTCTGTTAGCGGTAACTGTTCCACCTCTTTCTTTTTTACCTAGTCCACCAAGAAAAGAAGTAAAGCCACCTGTAATTTTATCTATAATTAATTTTCTGATTGCTATTCTTAATAATTCTTTGATAACAAAATTTGCAAAATCTTTGAAAGCAAATTTACCTGACATCAGACCATCAACTAAAGTATCTTCAAATTTTTTCATAGCTTGAACAGTTGTATTTTCTATTGCCTTGCCTGTATCTTCTAACTCTTGCTTAAATTTAGCTAATGGACTCAAAGCATCTGTAAATGATTGAGTTCCTCTATTTGTAAATTCTTCTGTGCCATTTGTTAAAGTATTCATAGCTTCAACAGAACTACCAATCATATTTCTGTATTCACCAACTTTGGTCATAACTCCTGTAAAGCCTTCGATAGTTCTTTGTTCAAATTCGTTTTGCCTGTCTAGTAGGGAATTTATAGCTTCTTCATTTCTGCCAAAAAAGTTAGTTATTTGTAACAAACTTTCTTGTAAAGAAGTAACCATTCTTGAGCCACCAAGAACCAACTCTTGCATAGCTAATAAAGCTGTTTGTACTCCATCAATTATGTTTGTTGCTAATGCTTGACTGAATTTTTGAATACCACCTTCTCCTTCAGCGAAGGTTTTAAAAGTTGTAGTCAATTGATTTACAAAAGTTTGAAGTATAGGAAGAAATGCCGCAAAAACATTATCTTTTAAACTGTTCAATTGTCTGCTTAAAATATTAGAAGTATCGTTAAATCTTTCTACAGCATCTACAGCTTCACTTGATATACCAATACCAAGTTCAAGCATTTTATCTTTTAATCCAGCAACCGCATCACCGCCTTGATTAAGGATTGCAAATAATTGCTGTCCTGAACGACCAAATAAATTAGTAAGTGCAGAATTTTTTTCTGCGGAAGAACCTAAAGCGGCTATACCATCTGCTGTTTCAAGTAATAATTGTTCTGTACCTTTAAGGTTTCCTGAACTATCTCTAATGGAAACACCTAAATCTTTAAATAAATCTGCTTGTGTTTTAAGACCTCGACCAGCTTCACCAATATTTTTACTAAATTTAAGTAATGCTTTATTAGCACCTTCTGACGAACTACCAGCTTCTTCTGCGGCAATTTGAAAGGCTTGTAAGAATTCTACAGATACGCCCAATTGATCTGACGTTTTTCCAAGCGTATCTATATAGGCAAATGATTGTTTTCCCAAAGCGGCTAGTGCAAAGCCAACACCACCAATGGCGGCAGTTAAGCCACCAAAAACTTTTAGTGCTTTGCCAACACCGCTTTTTATTTTATTTAAACTTTGTGAAACCTGATTAAAAACAGCTTTGGTTTTATTAACCGCAGAAATGACAATATTTAATTTTCCTAAGTTACCCATTGTTTTCCATTTTACTATTCATTTCTTCTAAATATGCCAACCAATAAATAAACTCATCTACTGTCATGCTCTTTTGCAATTGTTCAACTGTCATGCCGAGCCTGTCCGCAAGAGCAAACATAGCAAATAGATCAGAATCGGCTTTTACTTTTCCTGTGCTTTTTCGGAAGTTACACTACCTAAAATTTCAGTTGCAACATTAGACAAAACTTCCACATCAGCTTTATTCATAAGACTATCCTTATCAGCTAATGTGAAAAGTTTGTTGCCTTCTGCATCAAGACTTTTGGTAATGATTGCATAAACCATGACTTCTAAATCACCGCCATTTGCCATTTTGTAGAGTTTTTTAGACTCTTGCAACGTTAATGGTTTTGTAAAAATTTCTAAAGGTTGATCTTCTGTTCCCCATTCTTTGACTTCAATTTTTTTTATTTCTTGAGAATCAAAGTGAGCAACGACATTATCTATCGCTTTAGTCATTATTAGTAAGTACCAATAGTCAATGCACCTGTTCCTTGAAATGCAATAGTCATTTCGACAAGTCCATCATGAGCCGCAGTCCTAGTAATATCTGTTACGATAGCACTACCTGACAATTTGTATGCACCGCTTCCTGTTCCTTCAGGTGCTAGATTCAAACTGAATGAAGAACCTATAGTCAAAGAAACCTGACCTGAAGTATCAGTATCGTCAAAAAATACATCAACCGATCCTGAAAATTCAGTAAGAGTAGCTTCAAATGTCTTTGCTGAGTCACCCATAGAAGTAGATTCTGTAGTGTCACCTGTTTGAGTGATACTGTAAGACCTAACTTCTGCTAAAGCATTACTGCCTGTCTGTACTACACCAGCTTTACCTGTAAATACCGCCATTGTTAATCCTCTTTAGATTTTGTTTTAATTTTAGACTCTCCTTCAAGAGTCCACCCATTTGCTTTCAGATTTTCAACTTCTGAGTCAAAAACAGTTACTTTGCTTTTGCCATCAGGAGAAATCATTACATTTTTATCCATAATAAAAAACCTCACAATGCAACATCTGCTGTTGTTTCTGTTGTTAAATAAATTATATTATAAACCATAGTCATAACAGCAATTGGTTGTTCGCCTTCGCCATTATAATTGATTTCTGTTGAGTCTAGGAAAGAATCTCTTGCTAAATCGTTATGAGTTACGTCAGCACCCATAGCCGCTTCAACTTCTTTTGCAATCGTATCAATAGTATCGTCATAATTACTATTTGCTTTCACATACGCTTCAACTACTAGAGATAGATTCCTTTGTAATGTTCTTGTTGAACCCATTTCTAGTAATTTAGAATCTTCTAAATTATAAACTCTGCTTTGAAAAACATTAGAGCCTGTAGTAGTTAAGCCTGTTAGGGTTGTACCTACTCTTTCCCTTATTTGTTGTCTGATGTGATTAGCCATTATTGTTCTTGTAATATCAAAGCTGTAATGCCTGTATTGTCAGGTTGCACATTTACAACAGAATAAGTTTTTGCACCTTTTAAAGTATTACCATCCAAATCAGTTTGTGCTGAAAAAGCCAAAGTATCACCATGACTTGCAGAAGATACATCTTTGGTTTTGCAATATGCGACAGGTGTACTGCCTTCAACTCCTACAGTTAAACCATCAACCGAAAGATATTCATCTTCAAGGATAACCTTGATCGTTGATGCAGAACCGCCTGATGGAGTATATGTAGCAGACACACCATGTCCAAAAGAATCATCAAAGTAGCCATCAAAATCAGCATCAAATTCTAAAGCCATTTACTTTCCTTTTCTCCTTTTGACTTTAACTTCTGATTTTTCCAAGCCTACACTTCTATCTTTTTTTTCAGATACTTTGCCATCGGATGCTTCTGCCTTGCCATAACTTATTAAAGTATTTGCAGTATCGTTATCTATTTCAACAACATCACCAGCAGAAACTTTTTTACCATCTGCAACTGTATCTCTAAGAATCAAAACTTTCATTTTACTTTCCTTGTTTTTTGAAAGGGCAGT